TAATAATTTCTATCTTTTAAATCCCATGTTGTTTTTTCTTCTTCTTTTTCCATGATATAATATAATATAATTAATTAATTAGTTATTAAAAAAGACCCCAAACTTATGGGGTCTTATATTTTATAGATTATTAAGCTATCGCCACGAATGCCTTGATAGGCGTTATTGTATTGGGAGCTAAATAAGGGTCTGGCACATATGCACCAGTATCATCATATAATCGAATGATATTACTTACTGTAGGTATAGCATATTGATCTGCAACACCTGCAATTATTGCGTTGTTTAGCATGTTTTCTACTTCTGTACTGAATTGAGCAGCAGTAAAAGCCGCTGGACCAGTAGCTATTTCAAACTCCACATTAACTAAACTTCCACCAGCCCCATCCGCTGGAGTTACTAGTAGTGCTTTCGTTTTTGAAGTGCTAACGTCAGTCATTACAACAGGTGTTGTGATATCAAATATACCAATCAACACATCATCTTCTGATTTTATCTGTATTAAAGCCATAATTTTATATTTTTAAGGGTTAATTATTAATCTGTAAATAATACAAAGTTATTCGCAGCTTGAACACAAAGACATCTTTCTGACAAGTAATGAACCTCCATAGCATCTAAGCTAGAAGTGTAAGCACCTCCAACAGATCCTGTGATCCATGATTTCATTCTTCTGTCTTCTGTTTCTGAAGCTCTATATCTAACGTGTAAGAAAGGTCTTCTTATGTTTTGACCAAGCATTTGATCATAAACAGTAGATGTACCAGCAGGTATTAAAAGCCCTTTGATATTATCAACCATTCCACGTGTAGAAGCATCGTTTAAGTATTTCCAATCAGTTTTGTAGAAGTCATAAGAACCTCTTCTAAATCCTGAAAATCCAAAGTTTAATGCCATTTCATCAGAGTTATCAAATAGACCATAAGATACTGAAGAAGCAGAAGCGTAACCACCACCAGCTTGAGCACCGATCATATCATCAAAATCTAAAGCTGTAGCTCTATCTAAGAAAAGCATGTTTTCTTCAATAGCACCCTGTGCATCTAGTTGTTGCAATATTTGATCGAAATCACCTAAAGCACCAGCACCAGGAGCAGCAGCTCCAGCAAAACCAGAGTATACATTACCTCTAGTTTCAACAGCAGAGAATAAACCTTGTGTACCATAACTAGTTTGTGTGTTATCTAAGCCAATAACGTCTGACCCAGCAGCTGCTAATTCACCTTCTAAACAAACCATTTCAAGATAATCTTCGTATCTTAATCTAGTTTCTGATTCAGCTTTCATGTACCATAAGAATCCAGATGTTCCGTCTTCCGTAGCAACTTCAACCCACCCAATTTGAGCAGTATCAGAACCATTAACAGTAAATTGATCTTTTATAATAGTTGGTTTATTACTGAATTGAGTGAAATTTGGCTCAACGCCCCCACCCATTCCATCTGTTCCTTTTCCAAAGTCAGAACCGTAAACGAATATTCTATTATTTGTAGCTCCTAAACCACCCCAGCCAGCAGCTGTGTAACAAGCAGCATCAAAAGTAGTAGCACCCGCATTAACGGCAGTAACTAAACCTTTTAGTGTTACTCCAGTAGCAGGATTGTATACTACGATAGTATTACCAATTCTAACAGCATGTTGTGTTACACTTAAACCAGCAAGGTTAGGAGTAAACACAAGTCCAGCCGGTGCTGGTACTGTATCATAAGCAATATGTAATCTATTTTGTTCAGACCAGATTACTTGATCAGAAGTCATTGGCATTTCTGCTCCGACCATTCTTAAGAAACCAGAGATAGTTCTATTACCAAATCTCTCTACTTCTTGTTCGTATAATTCAGGTAGATATTGTTGTGCAAAATCTGCAAATTCTGCTGCTGGGCCTACGCCTCCTGCATCAGTCCATTGCAAATAATTTGTGGACAACGCGATTCTATCCTGCGCAGGAGCTAATCCTGCATTCATTGTTGTAAACGCCATGTTTTATGTTTTAATTATTTATCTTTTCTTTTTTATTCATAACTTAGAACTATCTACACCACTAACTGCTTTTATACGTAATCCATTTAAATATACATTTTCATCAGTAGCTGTTTTACGTGCTACGTTACTTACATTTTTGGATCTTGCCATTACATCTTTAACAGCGTCGGATTTTCCTTGCTCATAAAAATGTTGTGCAATAGTATCAGCATTTCGTGCTGCATAAATAGCTTTATGATAACCATCATAATCTTTAACACTACCATCTTCGCTTAAGAACTTCTTAATAAATGTAGAGATATCAGATTGAGCAGTGGCAACTTCATTTGGATTCTTAACTCCATATCTAAATTTCTTCTCTCCAACGTTGAAATCAAAACCTTTGAATTCGTTATTGAAAAAATCTTCAGTGGACTTTTTGAATGTTTGATGTTGTTTTTTAGCTACTTCTTGTTCTTTGTTATGTGTATCGAAAAAATCCGTTGCTTTTTGCTGCTCTTTGTTTGTACCGGGTCTCAACTTGATATCACGGTAGTATTTGTCTTTTAGACCATCTAAAAAGTTAGTGGCTTGAGCAACTTCTTCTTTCATTGCGAGTTGTTTTTTTCTGATGTCCTTCGCTTCATCATATTCTTCATCATAATGGAATTTATCTTCCATCATAAAATTAATTTCTTCTTTATCTAAATGAGGTTTAGTTTGTTTATAAAATTCTTTTAATAAGGTATCTGGATCTGCATTAGAATAGTCAGCGTTTAATCTAACATAATCTTCTACATTACCACCCGTATCTTTCATAAAACCTATTAAATCTGTTATATTATCTGGTATAACAACTGGTTCAACTACATCTGTAGGTATAAACTTCTCTTTGACTTCATCTTTAGTAACTTCTTGGATGGGCGTTACACTTTCAACAACCTCATCAATTTTAGACTCTACTTTAGGTTCTTTAACTTCTATTACGTCTTGCACCATAGTTTCCGCTTTAGTTACATTATCTATAACAGCTTCACTTGTTCCTTCCACTTCTTTTGACGGTGGATTTTGAAAATCTATTTTTACTATATCATCTTTTACTTTAAATTTAGCAGGTTTTTCTAGTTTACCTAGTACACCTATTTCTGGATGATTTTCTTTGTCAGTATTATCTACTTCTTTTTTAACTTTTTGTTTTTTCATTATATGATATTATATGATTTGTTTTTTATATTATACTTGATTATTAAAATCTGTTGGTAATAGATCGTTTTGACTTTGATTTATCAATTGACTTTGTTGAGTTGCTTCTTGCTTGCTACGCTTATCTTTCCTATCCTCTATTAAAACTTCTTTTTCTGCCATTGCTGCATTATTAGCTTTTGATTTCTGCTTTTCTAATTGCATATCATAAACAAATTCTATTTCTAACATCTCTATTTTTAACTTAGCTTCAGTTTGTATACGTGCTAATTCAAATTGAGATTTAGCTTTTTCAAATTCAATGTTAGTCTCATTTAATGCTTGTTTCTTTTGTACTTCAAACATAGCTTCTTCCTCTCTTTGCTTTGTCTGTGCTTCAGTTTGAGCTCTTATATTGGCTTGTTGAGCTTCTTGAGCAGCTTTAGTATTTTGTTTACGCTTAAGTTTTAGTAGTTGATTTGCTAGCTTTAAATTGTTAACCTGTCTAATGTCTATGGCATCTTCTAAGTTTATTCCACCCTGCTGTAATGCCATCTGAACATTTTGTTCTAGTATAGCTTTTTCTTCTTCATCAGGTTCTAATTCTAAGAATATACCAAAGTCAAAAAGATTTAAATTCTTTAATTCTTCTAGTGTCCCTACATTGTATGCACTTATACTGTCTATTAATGCTTCCTTAGTAAGGTCAAACTCTAAACAATCAGAAATACGAAGTGCTATATTTTCACATGCTCTTAATGTTAGAAATAAACTAGCTTGTAGTAAGTGTCTTGTTGCTACGTTAGATTGAGCTGCTGCTAATTTTTGTAAACCTACTAATGCATCTTTATCTGGAGTACTAGCATCTCTAGCTTCATTAAGTCCAGTAACATCCCTTATCATTTGAAGATAATATTGGTATGTTTGTATTAGTGATTGTATTTTCTGTCCACCACTCGAACTATTAAGTTCTTGAATAGGTACTTTTCCATGATTAAGATCTCCGTCCTGAGTCATGCTTCTACCTACTATACTACCTGTTTGGAAATACATATTAAGAGCTTCAGCAGGGTTGTAATTAGTACCATTACCTAAATCTACTTCTGCTAATCCGTCTACATCTAAAAATACTCCATCAGGAACTATACGAGATAAAACTTGTTGTAGTTTTAAAGATGTTAATTGAATCATATCAGCAAAGCCTATCATTCTCTCTACTAAAGATGATATTTTTCCTTTATATAAAGTAGGGGCACATAATTGATAGTTCATTTGAACTTTAGTAAGATTAGAGAATGGACGAGTCATATTCTCTGCAACCTCCCATTGTAACATTATAGGATGTCCTAATATTTTAGCTCCATGGTATAATACTTCTATTGATCTAGAAACTCTATCGAAATTATCACTTGGAGGAGGATTAAATCTATCTGTTTTTTCTATAGCTTTTTCTAATCCTTGATCAGTATGCTTGATTTTAAAGACTTGATCAGCGTATGTTTTGTATTCAAAGTATAAAACTTGAACTGTGTTATTGTCATTATTACCCTCCCAATTCCTAGTATAATTATTACTACCAGGGAATTTTTGAATTTCTGCTAATTGACTATCTGTTAAGTCAGGGAATTCTTTTTTAAGTTCAGGTAGACTAATTGATTTCACTTCACCTACATAGTATATATCTTCAAAATTTGGATCATCTGTATAACTCCAAACTAAATTAGCGGGATCTACATAATCTACAGTAATACCATTTGCTTTATTAAAGCTTGTTTTAACAGCTCCAATGCCTAGCACTGTTAAATCTCTATTAAATCTTTTTCTAACTAAATCATACTTATTTCTAGCTAATACATTTGAGATAGCTTCTTCTTCTGCAATTTCTATAGATTGTTTATAATCTAATTGCATATGTAACTCCAATTCTTGTTCTGTCTGTGGTACTTCCATACCTGGTGGTAGTTGAGCTAAATCTATACCTAAACTCTCTTTAACTTGATCCATAAAAGCTTTAGCAGCAATCTGTTTATGTAAGTTTTGAGCGTAGTCTGTTCTAGCTTTTTGAGACGCTGGATCTTGAGCAAATGCCTTTATATCGTATAATTTACTTGACATACCATTTACTACAATATCAACAAACTTAGGTATAATAGGTACTGGTTTCCAATCTAAGTTTAAATATGACAAATCACCATTTATTGACAATTCATCTTTATATTTCTGTACTGGTTGTTCTCCTCTAGCATATAGACGTCTTCTATAAAATACGTTATAATTATTCTCATATCTATAACCACCAACAGAACTATTAAACCATTCACCTTCTATAGCTCTAGCTACTTGAAGACCATACTCTATACTCATTTTCTCTTCCTCAGGTACCACCTGATTAGGAAAACTACTTCTTGTGTTAGTATAAATCATTTATTTTTGTATTTTTGAAAGTGCTCCTGTATTGTCATACCTCTTAATTCCTAAATCCATTTTTTTCGTAGTCCTATACGCTAATGGTTTATATTTATTTTTATTACAAGCCATAATAGCTAACCCTGAACTTATTGAAGCATCGTGTTTTGTTCTATTATTTATATCAAATCTAGCCCAATCTTCTAGTGTTCTTTGAAATACCATTTCTCCAAAGTCACCACCTTCTTTCAACCCAACGTTATCTTCTATATATGTTTCAATTGCCGCTGCATGAGCTTGTTTCATGTCTTCACTAGAGTTAGGTATTCCACCAACTTCTTTTTCAGTAACTGATAACTTGTTCCATATCTTATCTGGACGATTAATTGAAAAATGTCTATAACCTCTTCTTTTAAAATAATACAATAACCTGGGTTTGTTATTCTCAACTAATATAGGCATACCATAAAATATACATGCCATTAAAACGTCTTCAAAAAATATCTCAGCTGTAGGTGGACGTGATATGTATTCTAAGAAAAACTTATTCGGTGGAGCATCTTCTAAGCTAAACTTAGTTAATCCATGCAAAGCTCCATTAGAACCTCTCTTATCTACTGTGCCTGATATATCATAACTATCACACCCAAAAGCTCCTAAGTGCTCATTACCAGGATATTTAGTGCTATTCTTTAGTATCACTTGATTTTGTAGATTTTTAACTGGAATCCATGAAATAAAGAATCTTCCTTTATTATTTGGTAAGAATATAACCTTAGTATCTTTGACGCCATTCTCCCATTGAAAGTTTCCTTGAGTTATTGCAGCCTTATTATTTAGTTCTTCATTAAAATCTA